GTTCTTATTTAGCTAGAATACCCGTAACATCTGCATATCCAGGTTCTTTCACAGCACCCGGATAATATTTTTCTATTAATGCATCATGTATAGGTCCTGCGGTTTTCCCCTTCCAATGTACTGCCGCTGATGTGATCTTAACATTCTCTGGCCACTTCTCAAAACTATACAAACAATAACCATCTGAAAACAGGGTTGCAGATTCCCCACCGTGTGTTTTGCTATTTACTAGTTTTTCTGAGATATTTCCAGCGATGCTACTGCCACCAAGTTTATTTTTTGCTCCCCTACGTCCGCCGCCCATATTCATCGTTATAACTTCTACATCAGGGTGCCCGTGCTCAGGTATTACCCAACCCGGATATATTAAATAAATTTCAACCTGATATTGTCCTTTTCTGAAAAGACATATAGTAGTAGCGTCATCAGTTCTTCTTACTTCTGCATCCCATGGGATTACTATTGGGAATTTAGAATCTACAAACCAAGATATGAAATCTTCTAAAGTATTCCAATCGCTCGGTATTATATAGTCATTGTAGTATGGGGTTGTCATATTTCTGTTGCACTTTTAAAAGTTCTAATTATGTTGTTATTTTTATTATATTCTCGCTGAATAACAAATAGGGTGTCATTAAGATATTGATCAGAGGTCATGTCATACCATGCATCTTTTGAAGCGTAAATCATTATAGTAGTCATTGTCAATCGGTCCTCTGACAAAGAATGAGTGCTACTTACATGTTTTGCTGTTTTTACAATAGTGTTGTTCCAATATTCAGCTACCTCAGGAGCATGTTTTGTCACTGAAAAAAAATCTACACTGGTACTGGGTCTAACTTGTTCTCTAATTACTTGATACATTTTATTTAGCTGAATTTTTGTAATTCATATACCAGTCATAGTTTTCTTTAGCTTGTTGACAAAAGTTAATGTAATCCCATGATTCAGGATTCATAAACTTATTTACTATTTCCATCTGTGACTCTGGGCCAATAGAATGGTCACGCAACATATCTTTTATTTGTGGTATACCAACAAATGATTTTTTCATAAAATCAGAAATATGTTCAAAGCTTAATAAATTTTCATAAAGAACTTCTATTGAAAATGAAGTTGGATTAAATGTCCAATGTAAGTTAATGTTATGTAATTTGCAAATTGTTTCAATGAATGCAAATCTTTCTTCCAACACATATTTTATATTATGTGAGTTTTGAGCTATTTTTTGTGCATTTAATCTGGCCATCCACTTAGTATAATCTTCTTGTGTCACAATGTTGTGTTTGAGTGAGAAATCTGCCAATACTGTATTGGTACTAGCAGTATAGCAAGTGCCCTCATCATTTACATATTCATAACTATCGAACCTAGGCATAGTCATATATACTTCTTTTGGTGCTCCAAAATTTTGTATATAAGCATACAATCTACGAACCATCGTAGGAACTGATGATGACTTTGTCCCTAGTGCAATAAAGGGAAAACTTGGATACAGCGTTTTATGTATGTGTCTGGCCCATTGTTTGTCCGCATCATACCAAGCAGACATAATGTCACACGCTCCTAAAAATATAACATCACTTTTAGCTAATAAGTCCCCGACATATCCTTCAATATTAACATCTTCTCTAATGCTACGACACGCTTGGTATGGAGGAGTACTATGTACTTTTAAGTGAGAGTCCGAAACTTCATTCCAATATGTCATATATTAAATTCTTTGACTGAGCAATACCGAGTAGAAAATAGTGTATTGTCTAACATAATATTATACTGATAACGTTTATTACCTGTATGTTTTATTGGGCTAAGTTCTACTTTAGGCATTACACCGGACTTAATAATTTTGTTAGCAAACTCAGTATCAGGTACCTCTATCATTGCAACAATAACTTTGGCATTGCCAATTGGGCCAAACTCTTTTTCATATTCAAACTGTACTTCATCTCTACCCTGTATGCCATAGCACAAATCAAAGTAGGTTAATTTATCAGATGCTGAATTACTATCAAGTAGTTTACCTTCAACTTGAGTATAAGCAAAGTAAAACTTAAAGTTTGGAACATCAAAACTCCCAATTGCATCCCCATTTAATGGAGTAGTACTAAACTCTAAGTTAGCCTGAGATGTTAACGGCTTTTTAAATTTTATATTAAGATTTTTTACACCGCCAAAAGTATCTACTGCCAAGCTTAATACCTCTGCTAAAACAATAGCATTATTTACATATGGGCGACCATCAAGTGAAAAGAATTTTGATATCATATTATCCTTATTTATTGTCAGTATTTCTACCTCTTAATAATTCAATGTACTCGCTAGCAGGTCTAAGAAACGATTGTCGATTGACCAACCCATTGTTAAGTTTAGATAGTTCATCTTCTATTTCAGATACAATAGGTAAAAAATCTTCAAGGCCTGTTTTTTTAATTCGCATTGTTAAATCAGGATAACCTTCTCTGTAACCTAAAATCTTAGATGTGTTTGTGCCAGTTTTTCCGTATATACGATCATTTAATAAGTCTTGTGACCAATTAGTAAGTGCAGTTGATAATTGAAGTTCAGGAGTGTACTTAAACCACAATGGTACCCCTTTTCTGTTAGTAGCTCTTATGTACTTTTCCCATGAAATTTCATGTTCATTACAACTATGTACCCAATCACCCTTTTCATCATAATTTATCTCGTTTAATCGTTTCCAGTTTATATCACCTTGACCATATATAAAAAATTCTTCGTCAATGTAATCTAAAAATTTTAATTGGGGTAATGCACGTGGTCTATCTGTCTGGGCTATATCTGCAAATTTCATTGCTTCAGTTTCATAGAATTTAGTAACATTTAAATCTACTAGCTTATACTTGGCACCATGTGATTCACATAGAGTAATTGCATAAGATACATCGTATATGTTAGTATCATTTTCAAACCTAAAGATATATGTAGTGAAGTCTAAGCCTGCTTCTAATGAAGCCCTGAACATTACATCACTATCAAGTCCGCCGGACAGCATCAATGCAAATTTTTTATTATTGAAACAGTTGGCTATTTCATTGGCATTAAAAATCAACGAATCTTTGTACGATAGTAATTTTGTATTTTCAGTAAATATTGCAGTATTAAATTTCTGACCTTGATGCCTTTTTGGTTGATAATATTCATCATCATCGTATCTATATCTATACCAATCGTTTTTAAACATTTTTCTTAATCATTTTAATAATTAATCCTGAAGGATCGACTTCCCACCACTGGTGTTGTGTAGTATAATTTTTAGGAAATCTATGATGATTGTTATGCCAGCCTTCTCCCCAGCTAGGCAATGCCCATATCCAATTATTATGACTATGGTCATTTAAATTGTATGTTCTATATGAACCCCACCAAGACTCTTTGTGTCCTGAATAGTTAACCATATTACTCATAATTGCGGCTAGTACAACAGGCATCCAATGCAGGAATATCATTAGATACCATCCACCAATTAGAAACAATGTTAAACTATATACAACTAATAACAAGTTGTAATATCTATGTAAGAACTGGTGATAAGGATCAGTAATGAAATGTTTCATTTTCCATTTCATTTTATCATCTATGGAATACTTCAACAAGAATACTCTCCAACCAGTGATCCAGGGGCTATGAGGGTCACCTTCTTTATCAGACTTCAAGTGATGCTTCAAGTGAATGGCTACCCAAACAATAGAACTACCTGTGTTGGCCATACATCCCAAGAAACTGAGTATCTTCGTAAGTGTCGGATGTGTGGTATAGCTTTGATGCGTCAAATTTCTATGGAATGTTACAACAATTCCTAAACATACATACAAAAAGTATCCCAAAATACTTAAACCTATTGTATCTAAACTCACGCCATAGTTATAAAATCCTACTATACTTCCAATCAGGCTTATAACTAAAAATAGTTGTGTGGTAAGAGTGTTACTAACTAATAGGTGTTTCATAGTTTTATTTATCTTCAAAAAATCTAATACTTTCCCAATCGGGTTGATATAGCTCATCAATCTTGTGATAAATTACCCATTGCTTTGTATAATTAATTGTCACAGGAAATTCTACATGGAATTGCCCATTGTAAAACATACTATTAATATTGCGTTTCTTTTCTATACCAAATCCAGAACGTTTAAAATATGGAATTAATCGTTTATTATAATCATTAAATGTTAGTGCTATTGTTTTCATTCCGTGATCTTTTGCCCAATTTAATTGGGTGGGCAACAAGTTTCTTCCTATAACAAATTTGCCTCGCATCTCTTTATTAAGCCAAGTTCTTACTCCACCCAATGCAACTTTGTCATCAAATTCACTAATGTTAACCCCGGACAATGCTACTATACTATTGTCATCATCTAATAGAACAAACATATCGCCTTTGTTATTTGTAAATCTATCAGATACATAAATTAAGTAGGGAAAGACTGCATTATCATTTTCCCAATCATCCGCCCACATGTTGGTATGACTTGGTTCAGATTTTTCTTCAAATGCATTTTTACAATAGGACAATATCATATCTTTATTAATGATATGATAGTTGTTTTCAAATATGCTTTGTACTTTCATTTTCTAATTAGGCTGATGAATTTTGCAACAGGGTCAAACTCATACCTTTTTATTTGAGTGGTTATTTTGTCAGCATTGGCATGATGATTGTTATGCCAGGCGTCACCTAATATAAATGGCCACAACAAGAAATTGTTTGTACTATTATCTTTTGTTTCAAAATTTCTATAACCATATATGTGAGCAAAATGATTGAAACTGTTTTGACTTAATTGGACTAAGAAGACAGGCAATATCCATGTAAAGTAAATCATCTGTATATCGATAATACTCAATACAACTAGCCATGCAAGTATAATTAACAAGTAGTATTTGTTTATGAACATTTGTTTAGGGTTCATCAAATCTTTTACAATAAACAAATTAGGCTTAGTCTGTACTTCGATGGGTTTAAACCCAAACAATTTAAATCCCATTGTTTTAGGTCCGTGCGGGTCTTTGTCAGTATCACTAAATGCGTGATGTAATCGATGAATATATACCCAACCCAAAGGGCTACCCCTTCCGGTTAGTATTGAAATGAATGTAAAAACCCAATGTAATATAGGATGCATTTCAAAACTTTTATGCGTATAATATCTATGCAATGTCATACTTAACCCAAATATACTGTAGACATAAAATGAAAATATTGTCAACAAAACATTCAATAGAGTGAAATCAAAGTAAAATAACCCTGTTATTGACGTAATCACTGTAAATAATTGAATCTTGTTTAGGGTATTGGCATTAGATGAGAAGAAGTTCATAGACTTGTATTTATATAAATAGATGACTATGGATGATTATTACCTATTTTTAAACTATAGCCCTACGAATTTACTAGAGACTATGTATTATGAGGCTTCATGTGTTGATAATTATTATTTGAGTCCAGTTAATGTATTAAGGTGTGATGCTAGCCCATATTTGCGAATCGAGTTATCCAAAGTTATAAATGCTCCTTTTACGTGCTGTGGGTTTTTAAAAACATTACCAATGGCTTTATATCCTCCTCATACTGATAAGTTTAGAATTGCAGCCATAAACATGCCACTATTTGAAGAAACATATGGGTTTGATTCTAGTATGTTTACTGGACAAAAGATGGAAGCAGTTAACTATAAAACAAATTATTTTACTATGTTAAATGTGACTAAAACACATTACGTGAAAAATCAAAATCCTGACAAGGAACGTATAATGTTATCTATTGGATTTAAAAATAATAGTTATACTGATTTAAAAGAAATGCATTATAAAAAAGAATTGATTAATGATGTTCTATAAAAAATTAAATATTGATAATTTTGAAGTCATGCGAGTTGAACTTGCGGCGGCAACTATTGATAAAGTAAATGCAAATATAAGATTTTGGGGAGAACATTATTCATGGTTTAAAACAAATGCCCCCACCTTTTATAACTTTATTGAAAGTAGAAAAAAAGTTCCTATTAGAATGTGTAGATTTTATCTAACCCCTGCACACGATTTTTTAGCACCTCATGCTGATGGTACGTCAACTAATAGATCGCCAATAGGATTAAACATACCTATCAGTGGCTATCAAAATACCACTATGGATTGGTACAGTTGCCCGGACAACAACTTTGATAATGGTTATTTGGGATTTAATAAAACATCTGCTAGTAAAATTATAGACCCTACAAAATTAATAAAAATAGATACAACATCGATTGACTGTCCTACTTTTGTTAGGACAGATGTTGTCCATGGAATAACGAATAATAATTCCACTTGCAGATTGGTACTAAGTTTAAGATTCCCGTACTCAATTAAATTTGGTCAACAATTTGAAGATGTAATGGTATTATCGGGACTAAGTCCCGATAATAATTAAGGTGCTACTTTACCTATTGCAGTAACAACTGCGGCGATGCGACCGACAGACATTAACTCTTGCGTAGTCATGCCTTCAGCCTTTAGTGTATCATAATGTGCTTTTACACAGAAATGACATTTACCAACAATGCTTGCGGCTAATGAATACATTTCAAATTTCTTCTTAGATACACCACCATGAGTAGCATATGCATTCATACGTAGGCCTGCAGGTAAACCCTTCATTGATTCGTCACCTGCCATCTCAACAAATGGGTACCAAACATTGTTCTGCCCCATCAAACTTGCGGCTGTCTTTGCGGCTTCACGCTCTACTGCATTCATTAATGGACTGTTCATTTGAATTTCAAATGCTAGTTCACCGTTACCTGATGTAATAGCGGCTGCTAATGCACAGGCGTGTGCATCAACTAAATCTAACCCACTGCGATTAATAACCGCGTCTAAATTTAATTTAATATCTTTAGAATGATCTGGAATAGATTCTTTTATGTTTGCAACCCAGTCTCCGCCTATTGTGATTGGATTGATTTGATTCATAATGTTTCACCACCGATAGCACGATTGCATGGGCATAGTTCGCCTGTTTGCAATGCGTCTAATACACGTAATGTTTCTTCTGGGTTTCGACCAACATCTAAGTTGTTAACTGTAATATGTTGAATAACATTTTGTGGGTCAACAATAAATGTTGCACGTAGTGCCGCACCTGCCGGAGCATAGAATACACCCAACTGTTCGATTAAACTTACGCTACCACGTTCTTCCCCGCTTTGGTGTCGTGCTGTGTCAGCAAACTGAGTGTGGGTGATCTTTTGTAGATCCGGATGTGCCTTTTGCCATGCTGTCTTACAGAACTCGTTATCTGTACTACCTGTTAATAATACTGCATCACGGTCAGCAAAATCGGTAGTCAACTTGTCATATGCTACAATCTCTGTAGGACATACAAATGTAAAGTCTTTTGGATAGTAAACGATTACTTTCCATTTACCTTCAAAACTCTTTTCTGTAATTGTAAAGTATGCATCTTCTGGTTGTCCTGGTTTGACACCTGTAATTGCAAATGCTGTTAATTTATCTCCGACTGTTTTCATAATTTCTCCTTGTGTGTAGTCTGTATGAGTATAACATACTCGTTACTATTTATACAATAAAAAGGGTATATTATTCTTCTGTCGATGCTAAACCATTACTATGCTTATCAGATATTTTTTCAACATCTTGAAACAATCGTTTCTCTTGTGTAGTAAGTTTATCTTTATGTGACCTACGTGGATTACCACATAAAGGACATTGTGGATTACCACAGTCCATAACGTGATGTTTTGCTAAACGATGTGGTTCTTTGATAGATTTATCATGAAATCCTAAACCATGTTGTTTAGCAATACGAACTTGTCTTGCAATTGCTACATCGTTTTTATGACGGCGGTGGCTGTTTATGTATTTTGCTGTTTCATTTGACATTAGTGCCTCTGTTTATAATCGTTTACTGCGGCTTTGATGGCGTCTTCCGCAAGGATTGAGCAGTGGATTTTGACTGGGGGGAGTGCAAGTTCTTCTGCGATTTGAGAGTTTCTGAGTTCGGCAGCTTGGTCAAGTGTTTTCCCTTTGACCCATTCAGTGACAAGACTTGAGCTAGCAATAGCCGACCCGCACCCATACGTTTTAAATTTGGCATCTGTGATTAATCCTGTTAGTTTATCTACTTTAATTTGTAACTTCATTACGTCCCCGCAAGCAGGGGCGCCGACCATACCTGTACCTACATCATCATCGTCTTTTGCAAAACTACCGACGTTTCGTGGGTTTTCGTAGTGGTCAACTACTTTTGCGCTATAAGCCATATATTAATCCTTTTTAAACATAGTCAAAATCTTTGCTTGAATGTTCTTTGCAAACAGTGGTTGAGGAAAGTTCCAACCAATAAAAGCACCTAGTGCTAACCAAAATAATGTTTCTAACATGATAATACTCCTTGTATGTATTGTATTTATGTTAATAATTTATGTATTTTCTTTATACATAATCTAGTTCTTTCTCTCCAATGATTCAAATTATCTATATTAAAATTTTCCATAGGAATTTGTGTAAAATTGCTTAGTTTTTCTATCAGTACTAAGGAATTACCGTGCAGTAATGTATCCCAGGATATAAACAATACATTATCAATGAGTTGTTCATAAAATTTAGATTGATATTTGGTTAATGTATTGATACTCATTTTATGCAACACATTTATATCTTTTTTATAAGACTTTTGATCTAACCAAAATTTTCCAATATATGCATTACTAATTTCTAATATATCATTATTATCATAAGTTATCCTTATAGACCGTTCGAAATAATTTTGTAATAATTCTAGGTCAGATATGTGACTGGATGTATAATACGGTGAAATATCAACCATTATTTTGCCGTTTATGATTGAATCTATTTTAAGTTGATCCAAATTCTCTATTGAAGCTGGTTCTGTGGGTATATCCTTTAATGAGTTTTCGTGCATATTCCCATGGTCGCTTAATACAAACGGCGTTTGATTATTATTTTTTGCCGCAATAATAAAACTACATAAAAAATTACCACCTGTTCCGTGAATAAATGTAATCGGGATGATATCAATTGATTTTATTAGTGTCATAACTCTAATAAAACTGGCATCTCATTAATACAACTATTAGTTCTACGTCTCCATTCCAATAAATCTTCCATTTTAAATTTGTCAATTGCGATACTTGAAAAGTTACTTAACTTTTCAATAAGAAGATCGGGATCATTAAAAATGATGTCTTTCCAAGAAATATTTAATAAATTTGGTTCTAAATCAGTTCTAGCTTTTCGAATAGGCAATCTACTTTTTAATAATGTAGTGTGTGATCGATAGAAGTGTCTAAGAAATAACAACTGGTCATGTTGGCATTGGTCAATCATTTGCTTGCCAACAAGTACATAAGATATCATAGGAATATCTTCTATATCATATGTTATATGTATTGCTTTATCAAAATAAAATAACAATTCTTCAATGTCATCAATGTGGCAGCTTCCATAATATGGTAGTGGGTTATTTTTTACAAACTCAGAATTATTTTGTTTTCTTGATAATTCTTTTATAAGAAATGTAATATGTTTGTCTAACGAAACTGTAAGATCGTATGGAGTAGCGCCTATTTCAATATCTAAATTCCATATATCATGTGTATTCCCATATTTACTAAATTTTATTTCAACCGGAACATTGCTTTTAGCAGAGTTTAATAAGTAACTTATAAATCTGCCGCCAGTACCTGCTATGAAAGAAATAGGTATGATATCAAAATTCTTCCGACTCATCTACTACTATCCAACCTAATTTCAATAAATCTTCTCGTATCTCATCTGTCACACAACTTTCAGGAACAAACTTTTTACCTTGTATATATGATTCTTGTTGTTCTTTGGTTAGTGCAGAAAATTCATCATCATCTAATATCTTACTATCTCTTATGCCACTACAATACCAATCAATGTAATCACCCTTCTCTTGCATATCAGCAACGATACCTCCTGCGTGTCTCCAACTGCAACTCCAACGCTTCTCAGTTAGTATAGGCCATACATCATTTTTAGTGAAATCACGATTGCACATTGATGCATATAAGTTTTGTGCATATACATCATCACCTTTTACTTTGTCTATAATCCATTGAGTGCTACGTAAGTCATACTCCATATTATCTTTTTGCCAGACTGGATCTACTATATTAGCTTCATCCTGTTCACGCCAAGACTTGTACATTTCTATATAGTCAGGATTAGGCAACTTGCCTTGTTCTTCACATCGTTTCACATAACCTTCTTTTTGAAAGGTATGTTTTTCTGGGCTACTACTTATCATCTTCTACCTCTATCCAAGTGTGATCACCTAACCATTTAACTTTACAAATGTATTCATACTGTTCGGGCGCAGTACCCGACCAATCATTAGGGCCGTGAATGCTTAATCTAGTAAACTGTTTTAATGTATCAAACAACAACCAATATATATTACCATTTGCTAATTGAAAGTCATACTTAGCGGCATGTACCATATCAGTCAAGTCTAAACGATGTTTAATCTGTTCTGCTTGTTTCTGTAAAACAGCAACTAGTTCCATTATTCTATCATATTCTTGTTTGGCATGCAACCTAGCAACATTAAGCATAATGTCTTTATACTTTTCAACAGGTACTAAATCAAATTTGGGTCCACTACTTTCTGTCGCATATGGTGTTACATTACGATTAAAGAAATGAATCAATGACCCACTAGAGGTAGAATCATAGCTACTAACACCATTTGCTGAATTTGGTTTGTCACTCATTAGTTATTATATATTATTTTCTGATTTAGTGATAGTCTTTTGGGTATTGGTTTGCTTTTTATGTTTACTGTAAAAGATATGATTGCCAATCTTTGCTACTTGTCTGTAAGGCCATAACGGATCAACCGTTAAATTATGAAAGAATAACGCTGAATTAGGTAGAACATCATTGTAAGCGTCATTAGCCATAACATCATATGCTACTTGGTGTGCTTGTTTATATCTTTGACTATTAGTGTTTAGTTCACCCTTACCTTCACAAACCCAACTAAATTGACATAATCTTACTATAACAGCCTCATCGTCTATTATTTTTTCTACCATATGTGATTGATATACTACTGCACAAGGAGTTTTTGCAAAACCATGGTTAACACGATTTATTACTACTCTAGCCACGGCAGCTTGACCTAGTATAGATTCGCTACCTGCTTCATAGAATATATTCTTTGCCATACACGCAAGTTGTTTAGGGTCTACTACCTTAGCAACAACGACTTGTTCTGGTTCTTCTTGTGCAGTAAACATTTCAATAGGATTGTATGTGATATGCACAACTATGATTATAATCAAGGCAACAACAGGTTTAAGAAAATTTAATTTCATAATCTATCCTTTTAAATTAAATCCCAACAGTCACAATTGCAACGGATTACATCGTCAATTGCTTCTGCTATGGTATATGTTGATGATAAAAGAGTATTTGATATGTTATAGATATTCAAATTTGGGGGTGTGATATTTGCATATTCAGAACCACTGAATGAACCGGGAGTATTTGATGTACCATAATCTACTACCTCTGTTGATGAGGTAGTTGCAGTAGTTGCAGTAATTGTGCCACCATTTACACCTGTGCCACCATTTACACCTGTGCCACCATTTACACCTGTAATATTATCAGAACTACCGGTGCCAAATCCAGTAGTTCCTTCATCTGCTGGATTATTCGTAGAGTAATCTGGGTTGACTATTATTAAATCATTTGTAGTAGGATCATATGTAGCAATTGGAATAGTTCCTGTTGGTACTGTTTGCCCACCTACTACAACAGGAGTACCTGCAAGTATAGATTGTTGTAGATTAGTTAGTGTATCTTTGATGTTGTTATCTAGTGTTACACCCATCTCTGTTAATCTGTTTTGGTTACGACTCTCACGCATCATAGCAACAATGCTTTGACCACCGGGTGTATTTAAATTACATATAGCCTCTAATGTTTGTGTATACATATGTGGCATAATGTTTTTAGCATACAAGGGAATAGAATCAGTAAACGTGTATTGTGCTGTGGGGAACAATGATAAGAAATCTTCTCTTGTTATATCTTCCAATGGAGGTCGTAATGCACTAACTCTTGCACGTTGTTCAATATTTAATTGATATCCGGTATCATTCCAAGAATCGTTAAGACTCTTGCACTGAGTTGTCTTTGATAACAATATAACATTAACTTCTGCATTTGCTTGGTCAATATATAGTTGTATAGGTGTGTTCATACCCGGCCATTGTGCGGGACCTGTTACAATAGTCCCCGCAGTGCCTTTACCATATCCCAATGATACGTTAGTTCCTGCAGTAGAGAAATTACCATTTGGTTGAACTGGTAAGTTGGCAGGCGGAGGTAATTGAATATAAATTATTTCTTCTGGTGGAGTAGGTGCTGCCGGCGCAGATGCTTGCATAACTGATGTTGTTGCATATTTGTATGGGTTACCAAAATTTGCACTTAAACCATTAACTCTACCAAAATTTCCCGGTATTTCATTGTCGTTTGTGCCTATAGTACAGGTTGCACTTGCACCTACGTTATTTGGTTGTATAACAATTAACGGTGGTGGTGCAGTTCCTCTACCATAACCTCCACCTTTAACGTCTACCGCAAAACTTATTGTGTAATACCAATCATCAATCCTAGGTTGTCCTGCAATTGGAGGAATTGCTGTTGGATCAGGGGCAATATACGGTTGAATCAATACGTTATATACTGACTGGGTAATGCTCATTCTCGCACGTTGGTATGTTACTGCAAGATAAGTCTCATGGTATATATTGAATAGTTTTGTAGTAGCTACTTCATTTAGCTTATTGTAAATGTTTATCAATGGACCATTATAAGGTAAGCCACTCATACAACCAAAGAAGTCACTCATCGTATATGATTGTTGTGGGCCGCTACCTAGTGCAATTAAAGGGCGAGCCGCATTACGTAAATTTAAATTTGTGGGGACTGCCGTTCCATTAACATTTAGTCCTTTAATAGTTTCTAAGTTCATACATACTTGTGCAAACTTTTCTACTGGAACAGTGGTAATGTTTTTAATTTGACCAACTGATACACCAAATGCACCAGCCGCGGTTGCTACGTCAGGTGGTAATATACCAGCTAAGTATGATCCAAACCCTATAGGAAATTGTTGTATTATTGTATCTGCCATATTACCTCACCGCATTGTCAAACGTATCATATACTTTACCACCATTACCAGAACTAGTTGTAGTTGTAAGAACTGGTTCATTAGTTACGGGACTAGTTTGATTTAAATTTTCTGCAATTTGAGGGGCACCAGTTGGTGTTTGTGTACCAATCTGATTTGTTACTTGTGGACTATTTAAATTACCATTCACTCCACCGCCACTATAGATAGGATAGTATGTCTTACTATTAGTTACAGATTGTGTAGTATTATACACTGGAACTGTCAATGATTGATAGCTATTAGGGAATAACTTTTTAGGATTCAATAAATCAGCCAATGAGTCCAACCCTGCTGTCTTACAGTTTAATGGGATTAGTACTTCTGCAAGGCCATCACCTACAATAAGATTGAATGCCCCGTATATTTTACGTTCTTGTTCTGTTGTAGCAGGACTTAAATTACCTAATAATTGTCCTAACTCATCTTGTTGAATTCCAGATGCCAATAATGCTAAACTTACATTTTTTGTTAATGCATTATTTTGTACTAATGTTAGTAATAAATTTGAAGGTAATCCAAATGTAGAAATTTTACTTAAATCAATCGCTTTGCCTGTTTTAATTAAATCTTGTCCAAATATGTTTGTAGATAAACTTACACCGGTAATGTCCGCTGTAATTAAATCATTCATGTTACTATATGTACCATCTAAAAATGTTTTACTGTTATCAACTGAAAGTATCGCATTGTTGGAATATTCTGCATAACTATAACAACTCATCCAAGATTGTAAAAAATCTCTATATCCAGCTGGATTAGCAACTGACCCCGATCCTAACGTACTGTTGTAATTAAACTCCATCCAAGCTTGTAATGGCATTAGTCTTACGTATGCCCATTGTGTTGCTGGATTAGCTGTATTAACGCTAGATGTTACTGGCAGAGGCTGATTATTTTTATAGTATGACCCGCCCCATCCCTTCTTATCGCCCAATGTAAATGATCCTACTCCATATGGTCCTACTTTTTGTTCCCAAGTATATAAAAATGATTTAGCATTGCCTAATCCAGGTACTTGATTATCAATTCTAAAATTGCCGGGAGTTGTAGCATTACCGTAGTTAGCAGTTATATACACTCTGAAAGACAATCCGTTTACAGTGGCTATCTCCCAGTTTCCATTATAGAAACCTGCAGGTACTCCGGGGTCAAGACTTGAAATATTTGAACCTTCAATTAAAATATAAGTACCAGGTGCTAGTTGCGGACCACTACTGTATATTACCTCAAAGTAAATTGTATCTGTGTCTGGTATAACACCTGATGTGATACTGGTAATATTGACCGTTGTAGTACCACCACCGATACTTATTAGGTTGTTATATGTAGTTTGATCGGGTGTGCCGTCTGGTGGCGCACCAGGATCTATGTCTATATGACCGTTATAACCTTCATTGATGGCATATGTAATAACACGTAATACAGTATTTTGACATACTAATCCAAAAGAATATGACGGAAAACTTGTGCTACTACCTGCATACGAGGTAAAGGTAGGATTGATTTGCAATCCTTGTGCTACTAACAATGAGTTAAGACTATTAACTCCTAGTGGGCTTTGTTTTCCTGTATCACTCATGGAACAAATACATCCGGGCTACCTTGTATCATATGATGGCCACAACTATTACCTGAACCGACTCTTGCTACAGCTATACCATCAGCAAAAACAGTAGGACTACCATTTGTTACAATCGCACTTTTATGTGGACCTTTAAATGGTGCGTGAGGGGTGAGTTTGCTACCTTGTTGTCCAACTAATATTCCATTGGCAAACACAGTGCTAGCGCCATTAATAATAGCACCTTTCATTTCATTTGTATCCCCTATCCTACTTATTTGTGGCATTAATTATCCTAATACAATTTTCTTATCTGGTACTTTGATACCAGTGGTTGCTTCTAAATACTTCATTCTAACACTGTCGTCAGTTTCAGCATAAAGAGCAATACTACTAGTATTTAGCTTAAATTCACTCTTAGGATTTGCGGTAAAGACACTAGGAATCATTTGCATACCCTGTTGTGTAGGTGCAATAGATACTGGTTCTTCGATGATAATGAATTCTCCGCCTGTTTGAATTACTTTTGCTATAAGTTCTTCTCCACTGTTTAATTTAAATGTATATACTGAATTTGGTTCGATTGCTATTTGCATTGTGTTCCTTAGGCTGCAAGTTTTTCTTTGAGTTCTGTAAACCCACCCACAAATTCTCCGTCAATGAAGATTTGTGGTACTGTTCTGGCAGTTGGTACTGCTTCTAATAATTCTTCTTTTGTGTATCCGTCACCAATTTTCTTTTCTTCAATTGTGTAACCTTTACTCTTTAATAGTGCCTTTGCTTGGTCGCAATAAGGACAATGATACTTAGACCATATAATTGCTTTCATTTACTTTCCTTTTTAGTTTCTAATTTTACAGCCACTCTTGCCGGTACTCTACCACCCACTGGGTTTGGAGATCCTTCTATCGCTTGTGTAACAAATGTTGCTCCTACTGGTACAGGATCATTTGTCCAAGGTGACTCGTTCATAGGTCCATAACAGTTAGCCAATGTTGCACCGTTTACTTTTTTTGGTTGAATGTCGCATAACATACTCCACATATTACTCATGCCGCCACCTGGTTTGTCAGTAGTTATAAATGTGCGAGTGACTGTCGGTGCGTTTGCCCAACTAGGTGCTTGTGGAACACTTGTTAATGGTGCAAATAATGACCATACTTTGCCTTTGGGAGCATCACACGAATTTTGCATCAATGTAAAGTTTGCAATAGAAGTTCCATTCATTACTGGACATACTGACATACCCTCTTTGAATGTTTGCCCCAACACAGTAATATCTTTACCGGTTAATGTAGTACCTGACGCACCGCAAAACGCATATTGGCCCTTACAGAGGTGTAGTGGTTCAGCAAATACTGTTATTGCTGATAGTAGGGCCAATATTGTTAATAGTTTTTTCATTTTGTTT